TCAAATTCTGTTCTGCCAGCCTCATATTTCACATTGTCATCTATATACGTCTGAAAAGCGCCAGCGTCTTTAAAGTCACCTGCTTTAGCCAAACCGAAAAGCTGCTTATTAATAGCTTCTGTTGCTTTAATTTCTGGATTAGTCATCAGAATAAAGTTGACCATATCCTGCGCTTTAGCATCTGCCTTTTCTTTAGCCCGCTGTTCAGCCGCCGCCGCTTTAGCCGCCGCTGCAGCCCTTGCGCGGTCCTCTTTATCCTTCTGAATGCGTTCAAGCTCTTGCCGTTCAATGCCCTTAATGAAGGGGTCCATGAATGCTTTGGCCCGATTAGGCTTATTTCTATACTTGCCTGATTTAAGGCCAGAGCGAATGCGGGATACTTCTGTATTAAAACCCATTATGCCGCTTCCTCTTCAAGTTCTTCTTCAACAGGTTCTTCCTCAGTCTGGCCCAACATAGCAGCTTGCTCATCTTCGGCAGCTACTGCGCCTTCTGGCGGCTGAGACATTAATCCCATAATTTGCTCTTGCTCTGGCTCCATTGGCCCAGCCTCTTCACGCATAGCCATAATCTCTGGAGACTCTTCCTCTGGCTGTTCGAGGATACCTAAAGACGCTTTAAGAAGCGTTGGAGTTAGGACTATCCTGTCTTTATTCTCCAAGCCCATGTCATATTTTACGCCAGCATTCTTGGCCTGTATTTCTATGTATCTGGCTAGAGGGCCAGCTATCAACATAGCCATGTCGATAGTGAATTTACCTTTAGAGATAGCCTGCAGTAGAAGTGTGCTTACTACTGTGGTCACCTTCGCATCTATGCCCAGCATGGCAAATACTAATTCTATTTGCTCTGGCTCATCTATCTTAGAGAGCATGTAGCCGACTGTCTCATCGTAATCGACAAGATCAGGTGGCCTGTGCCACGGATAATTCTTAGTGTCGGTTAGGAAATTCTCGCCCGGAATTGGTCCTTCAAACTTCATCAGATTCTTCCTCTTCCCTAGCCGCCGTACTGTCCGTAGGCTCATCAAGAATTTCGGCTTCCAGTTCATCAAAATAGTCTGGGCCGTACATCAGAAATTCTTTCTGCTCAGTCAAAGCCTCTGGCATGTTTCCCGCCATAAAATTCTTAATGGACTTCTTTACTGCTTCATTGAATTGCATGCTGAACCACCTCATAGTTAACCATTAAATATCCGCTATCATCTTTGGATATCGCTTCTGGGTGAGTTTTCTGTAAATCTTGGGCAATAACACCAGCGGTGTAAGACGTATCTACGCCCATGCGGAGTGCCTTATCTGTCCACTCCCATTTGTAGATATTAATGCCGTTACGATTTTCTAGTAACTTAATGTTTTTCTTTAAGCGTATGTCTGAGGTTGCCCAATTCCATAAAGTTTTAACACCGCTTACGATGGCGTCTGTACCCGCTTTAGTGCCAGCAACAGCCCCGCCGATACCCAGAACGGCATCTAACCAATTAGTGCCGCCACTGGTTTGTGCCTCTGCAGACAGTTGAGAGCCAAGCAGTGTAACCAGACGATTAGCATCTCCGTTATCTTTCTTGAATATGAAGTCTAGTAGGCTGTCTGCTCTATCCCAAAGTTGGCTCATAGCCTCAGTCGATAGGTCTAGTGCATTTTTAACGTCTGCAGCTATGGCATCTACTTCGGCTTGGAATTGTTTTACCGTAACTTCCTGCCGCCACTTCGCATTTGAGGTGTCTATGTTGTACTGCAGATTAGAGTAAAACTTCTGCCGACTATCTTCCAGCGTAGCATTAAATTCGCTGTTGTCGTTGATTTCTCCAGCATTAAACTTCTTCATAGAGTTTAACTCTGTAGAGTTATGCTTCTGAATTGCTACATTAAGCTCATCATAAAACTTCTTGTATTCATTTTCAGTTTCAGCCGTGAACAGGCGCTGGGCGTTAATAATCTTACTGTCTTCAAACAACGCCTGAGTTTTAGCTTGCTTATTGATGACTTCAGCTTGCTGTTCGTTAGTCAGGTTCTTTAAGTCCATTTCTAAGAAGGCTTGTGCATTTTGTACTGCAGCGGCCTGTCTTGCGCCAAGGTTAGCTACCTCAAATTTAGCCAGTACGTTAGCCTTGTTAATGATAGCTTGCTGACGGTTATCTAGGTTCTTAGTCGTAAGCGTTTGGAAGAAGGTGGCTTCTTTTTCAGCTACGCCTAGAGTTGCTTCCATGATGGCAGTTGCCATTGCAGAGGTCTGCGCGGAGCCAGTAATACCGTCGAATGCAATAGTTTGACTTACGCTTCGGGCAATCTTCTGCGCCCATTTAGGTATAACAGACTGCCCTTGTTCATTAACAAACTGTGCGGAGATAATCTCCATCTGGCCTGTAATGGTGGCCTTCTGATCTACATAATTGCCTTCGCCTAGAGCCTTGGCTAGATTTTTACCTGACACAGTAGAGGTGTCGATGATTGTAGAGAAATCTTGAGTGGCATAGTCATTAATAGCCTTTCCTACAGCACTTGTGCCTGATGCAGCGGCCTCTATGTCTGTCTCAATCGTAGAGGCATCTACTAGATTATTTTCGTTTATTTCACCAGTTACTGCATTCACGTTGAAGCTATCATCTAGCTTGTCACTGTTTAGACTAGCCGTGTAGGTGACAGGATCGGCGGCGGTTACTCCAGAAATTGTGCTGACTGAGTTGTCTGCTACAGTGGTGACATCTATATTAGCCCCGTCCACCGCGCCGATACTATAATTCGGATCATTAGGGTCTAGCGTTGTGCCTTCGGCATCTGCATTAAGCGTTGGAATTAAGTCTTCTAATTTAAGGTTACGGCTCTCTGCCCATGCTGCAGGGTCTGCAACCATAGCCTCTAAGTCTGTTTCCTGTACATCTAAACCTGCCGCCTTAGACCATGCCAGTAGTGCTTCTACGGCAGTTTGGTCTGTAGCAGTACCATCGTCGGCAGATGAAGATTCGTCAGGTTTAGTGCCGTCATTAGCTTTCTCTAAAGCATTTAATTCTGAGGTAGTGTCGTTAGAACCCAGAGCATCAGATTGTGCTTTACTGTAAGCATATCCTGATTCAAAAGCGGCCGCAGTTCCCCCCTCGATTTGTTCTGTAGTAAGTATGTTACCATTTGCATCAACTGGTAGCTTCAGAGTGTCTACATAAGTACCGTCTGCTTGCCTTGTAATTTCATACGGCATGTTAAACATATTATATGTATAATACAGGCCATCTTCATTTTTATAAACTTTGATGGATTCGGGTTCACCTGTCCAAGCATTAAGCATACTACCATCAGCTTGCCCTTGAGTCGCAGGGTCTAGGTCCAGCGCCCACTCAAATATGCCGCCTACTAAGTTAGGTAACATAGCAATAGGTGTTATGAGTGTTTTAATCCCATTTTGCCAAGTGTATCTTTCTTTATACTCACCTTTAGCATAATCGGCGTCATTAGAGGTTGAATTTGCCCATCCGCTGTAGAGGTAGCCGCCCTTACCGTCATCTCCCCAGCCACCGTTGGCCTTTTCTACAGGTGTACCCGCCGTTTTTCCAAACATAGTTCCGTCATATACCAGAACTCCGTTTACATATTCGGCTCCATCGTCATCTAACCAAAAGTTACCTACGTCTTCCCACCAAGTATTTGTAGACGTAGTATCGTCACCAGTACCGGCTACAGTATTACTAGATGTATCGTCGCCAGTAATGTTTAAAGATGCGCCCGCTTGGATTGTATTAGCATCCGTAATATTATTAGCGGCTTTTAGAGCGTCTACTGTAGTGCCATATTTTACAGCAATTTCACTTAAAGTATCCCCTGCTTGGATTGTATATGAGCCAGAGGTCTTATTAACAGTATTCTTATCAGAGGTATTATTAACAGTATTCTTATCAGAGGTATTATTAACAGTAGTATTATTGTTACCCCCCGTAATATTTAAAGATGCACCCGCTTGGATGTTATTAACATTACTGATATTATTCGCGGCTTTTAGAGCCGCTACGGTAGTGTTATTTGCGGCTGCAATCTCGCTTAAAGTATCTCCTGCTTTGATTGTATACGCCATCAGACTTTATCCTTCTCTTCTTCGCATCTACGAATACGATCACGCAGATAAATGTAATTACCCATAGCTTCTTCGATTGCCCGACTGTCAGAAGGAAGGCTCTCCAACTCATCTGCTAATTTGTTATTAAAATCTTCGGAGTACTGCTTGATTGAGGGGCAGTATATTTCCAGTTGGGTTCTATAAACCGTTTCCGCGCAGCCGCTTAATGAGACTAGGACGATCAGTAATAGCATCTTCTTCATCTTCAGCCATTGCCTTATAAAAATCATTTGCTTTTTCAGACGCTTGTAGTTCGTCTTTAATAATTTTATTTTTCTCTTTAGCTGCACCCATGACCTTACCCATTGCATAAATTATGGGTAAAGCCAGAGCTAAAGCGCCTATAATGTAGGTCTTGATCTTGCCAAAGAGGAACACTAGTGGATGCCTTCTTTGTTGTCTTTGTATCTAGCGTAGGCAGCTAGAGCTATGCCGCCGATTGCACAGATTAGGAATATAGTCTTCAAGCTATCTGCGTAGGGAAGTAGACCCTGCATCTGACCAGCTATCTCATTCAAGCCAGTAGCTGCACCAGCAATCCCTGCACCAGCCATAGTCTTAGACTTCATCAGGCTTTTAGGCGCTTCTGCAGTCACCTTCTGAGGCATGTCTGGGCCACCTTCATCAGAGGGAAGCAATGCATCACGGCTGAAAATAGCAGCCTCTGCAGCACGGCGTCTTGTAAGCCCCTTGAGTGGAGTTAGCTTGCCGTCGATGCGACACTTATTCCAGCGCATAATTTGTTCTGGAACTTCGTCGTACAGACCCTTGTTCAATTTCTTCAGCAAAGTTGAGCTACGGAACGCACCTTCGCCTAAATTGAATATGAACGACACTAGACTGTCATATTGGCCTTGCGAAAGAGGTACTTGGACGTACTTCTTAATAGCCTTTGCATGGTCATTGAGGTCTTCAATTAACCGTAATTCGCAGTATTCTTTAGTCCACTTAGTTCCAGAGCGTACTCCGCGAGTGGCCCCGTATCCACAAGTATAACGCCCTGCGCTGCAGCGATATGCGCTGACCATGCCATTGGGCTGTACTTTGTGTAGTCCTTCAAATTTTTTAACTAAATTAATACCGTCTTCGGAAATTCTGTCAGGGTGCATAAATGCTCCTTAAATTTTTACATATAAGGTACGGTTAAATCCACAGGAGACGAGCTAGACATTAGCCCTGACCCACTTTGGGAAAGGTCACCATACTGTTGAGGTTGAATTGCACTTAATAATTTATTTACGTCTGTAATAGATTGTG